TGCTGCAGGCCCAGCGCAAGAGGCTGATGGACAAAAAAAGCAAGGGCCGCTGACGGTTGCCCCCGCCAACAGCCCCCCACGAAAGGAAGATTTGCAAATGCAGTATACCACAAAAAAGCCCGATGTGCAAGCCGTAAACGGCAAGGAAATGCGCGCGCTGGAATTCCTGGCGGCGTTTGACGTGCAGATGGGACTGGACGAAAAGGTGCTGGAGGAGAGGCTTCGCAGCATCCCCAACGGCTGGCGGAACTTTCGGATGATTCGCACGCAGCACCATTTGCTCATGGATGCGCTGTACGACACCATGCCCGACACCAAGCGCTGGATGCTGTACCGGACGATCACGACCGGCCAGCTCATCATGCGGCCTGTACCGGCCAGCAAGGCGCACAGCGAGATGATCGTACAGGCCAGGGACGTGCAGACGGTATGCGCCAAGGCCATCGACGCGGAATGCGCCATGTGCGTAAAGACCGGCGCGGAGATCAGGCATTGCAAGCTGCGCGAGGCCATGCAGCGGATGGCAACCCCCTATGAGATACCAAAGAGCGGCTGCGAGTATGCGCACTACAGCCATACCTGGGAGGAGATGACGGACGATTGAGCGAGCGTCCAAAGCGCTGCTACTGCTGCGGCGCGGTGCTGGATGGCGGCAACACGCTGTTTTGCCCGGCGTGCTGGGAGCGCTACAGGCCGCTGGATAATCTGCCGCGATGCCGCGTGTGCAGGCGCATCCTGATCGGATTTGACGACGACATTTGCCCGCCCTGCGCGGCGGCTGGAAAGGAGGCACAATGTACTGCGTGTACCGCATCAGCGGAGACAAAAAGCTGCTGATCGCCCGGACAAAAACCATGGAGCGCGCGGCGCTGCTGGCGCAGCGGGTGATGACAGCCCTGCGCCTGTGGCGCAATGACACGGACAGCGTGGTGATCGAAAGTGAGGATGTAGATGACTGAGCAGGAGTACAACAAAGCCCCCGGCATACGCAGATCGCTGCTGTGGGAGATCCGCAGGAGCCCGGCGCACCTGAAATGGCGCATGGAAAACCCGCCCGAGGCCACCCCGGCGCTGATCTTCGGCCAGGCGCTGCATGCTGCCGTGCTGACCCCGGAGGACTACGGCAGGCAGTTTGCCGTGATGCCAGGCGTAGACCGGCGCACCAAGGCCGGGCGCGAGGCGTGGGACGCTGCCGCCGCCGAGGCGCAGGGCAGGACGCAGATCGCCTTTGACTGGGCGGAGCAGATCGCGGGCATGGTGCAGGCTGTGCGCGGAAACCCGATGGCCGCAAGGCTGCTGGACGGCCCCCACGAGACCAGCTACTTCTGGGCGGACACCCTGACGGGAGAATCCTGCAAGTGCCGCACGGACGCGGAGACCGACATCGGCGATATGCACCTGATTGTCGATCTGAAATCCTGTCAGGATGCGAGCACGGACGCATTCATGCGGGACGCGCTGCACTATGGCTACGACGTGCAGGCAGCCATGTACACGGACGGGGTGCGGACGGTAACGGACAGGGAAGCCATGTTTGTGTTTATCGCCGTGGAGAAGGCGCCTCCCTACGCGGTGAACATCCTGCAAGCGGATACCCTTTTTATGCAGCACGGCCAGGACCGCTACCGCCACCTTCTGGGGCTGTACCACGAGTGCAGACAGCGCAACCAGTGGCCGGGCTATACCGGCTTTGACGGCGATATTGCATCCCTCGGCCTGCCCGCGTGGCTTGCCAAGGACTATCAATAACAGGAGGACATTATGAGCGAGATTACCAACTATCAGCAGGCCCCCAACATGCCCGTGCCGCAGAACGTGCCCATGGGCAACATCAATCAGGGCACAATCGCCATTGAATCCCAGCGCGCCATTGCCGAGGCGCAGGCCAAGCTGCTTGTGGCGCAGCGCTTCCCCCGTGACGAGATCGCGGCCTACAACCGCATGTACCGCGCCTGTCAGCGCAAGAGCTTCGCCGAGAAGGCGTTTTTCAACTTCCCACGCGCCGGCGGTTCTGTCAGCGGCCCGACCATTCGCCTGGCCGAGGAGCTTGCCCGCTGCTGGGGCAATGTGGACTACGGTATCAAGGAGCTTTCGCAGGACGATGGCAAATCCGAGATGCAGGCTTACGCATGGGACTTGGAGACCAACACCATTTCCAGCCAGAACTTTACCAATCCCCACATGCGCGAGGTGACGGAGAAAGACCCCGTGACCGGGCGCAAGGTCAGCGTAAACAAAGAGCTGACCAGCATCCGCGATATCTATGAGATCAACGCCAACATGGGCGCGCGCCGCATGCGCTCCCGCATCCTGGCTGTGCTGCCTGCTGACTTTGTGGAGGCTGCCGTCAGTGAGTGTAAAAAGACGCTGGCCGGACAGAATGACGAGCCGCTGATCGACCGCGTAAAGCGCATGGTGGTGCAGTTTGGCAAGCTGGGCGTGACCAAAGAGATGCTGGAAAAGCGCCTGGGCTTTGAGGTCAGCCAGATGAACGCGGACGACTTCGCGGAGTACGTCGGTATTTATACCTCCATCAAGGACAAGGAGACCCGAATTGCTGAATGGTTTGAGCGCAAGGACGAGCCTACAGCACTCAACGAAGCGCTCAAGGCGGAAGGAGCGGAAAAGAAATGATCAACAGCGTAGCCATCCAGGGCAGGCTTGCCCGCGACCCGGAGATCAAGACCACCCAGAGCGGCATTGCGGTTGCCAATTTTACGGTGTGCTGGTCGGACAAGTACAAGGAAACGGAAACCAAGCTGTTCCTGCCCTGCAAGGCGTGGCGCGGCACGGCGGAGTTTGTGGGCAAGTATTTCCGCAAGGGGCAGGAGGTTGCGGTGGACGGCCGCCTGATCGCCGAAGAATGGGAAAAGGACGGCGAGAAGAAGAGCCGCGTGGTGCTGGATGTGCGCAATGTGCATTTCTGCGGCAAGCGCGAGGACAGTCAGAGCGCTGCCGCGGAGCCTGCGGAGAGCCAGCCGGTGCAGGTGGACGACGAACCGCTGCCGTTCTAAGCAGAAGGAGGTGAAACGGCTTGCTGCATGGGACGATCATCTACGACACCCGCGAGCACCCCAGCGCCATCGCCGGTACGCTGCGCACAATCGAGCGTGCAGGCGTTATGACAACGCGCCGCAAGCTGGACGTTGGCGACTGGATGCTGGACGGGCACCCCGAGATCGTGATCGACCGCAAGCGCAATCTCAACGAGCTGTGCACCAACCTGTGCAGCCCGGACAAGGGGCGCTTTTACCGCGAGGTGCGTCGCGCCCATGCAGCGGGCATTCACCTGTTCATCCTGTGCGAACACGGCAAGGGGATCACCTGCCTGGACGACGTAAAGGGATGGGTCAATACGCGCGGCAGGGTGACGGGCAGGCAGCTCTACGACGCGATGCTGCGCTGCCATATGGCCTACGGGGTGGAGTTTCTTTTCTGCCCTAAATCCCGGACAGGGCACAAGATCATGGAGATATTGGAGGACAACTGCCATGGACATCAATGAGCGCAAGGCGCAGGTAAAGGCCATCTTCCGCGACGCCTACAACTGGTGGCTGGCCAACTGCGACATGGACATGACGGAGCAGTTTTTTATCACCGCCGCCAGAGAGATGGTTAAATTGTCGGACGCGGGCGACCCGCTGAAGAACAGCCTCCTGCTGGCCATATACGGCGAGTATGAGCGCATCGCCAGGGAGCAGCACCCCCATGATTGATTACAGGCGCATCCGGGAGGAGGTGCCCATGGCGCGGCTGTGCAGCCTGATTGGCATCCCCGTACGGCACGGCTTTGCGGTGTGCCCGCTGCATCCAGACAGCAACGCCTCCATGCGCGTGTACCCGGGGGACAAGGGCTTTTACTGCTTCGGCTGCCATCAAGGCGGGGACGTGATCGACTTTCTGGCGCTGGTCACCAAGCAGAGCCGTTCGGACGCGGCGCGGCAATTGGCGCAGACATTTTGCGTGCCGGAGAGCAAGGAGGCAGCGAGCCGCAGGGAATCGATTTTAAGCAGGCAAAAGGCGCGCGAAAATCGCTTGCGCATGCGGGACATAGCAAATGCCCTGGCGGAGATGTACCGCGCTCAGAACGCAAATATGAGCCGCTGCGCGCCAACCAGAGAGGACGCAGATAAGCCATGGCCGGAGGCGTTTGAGACAGCGTGCAACCTGCTGCCGGTGATCGACTGCGCGCTGACCATTGCGGACGAGAGGTGAGAGAGATTTGGACTTGAGCAAGCTGGGCACGCCGCAGGACGTACCGCGGTTTAAGCGGGCGGACTTTGACGGCACAGCGCCCTACGACTACATATACAAATTCGCCGCCAATGCGTTTCAAATGATGCAGGTTTATAACATCGTCGCGGCGCAGGCAAAGGAAATGGGCGTAAAGAACTTTGCGAAGATGTGGGAGAGCTATAAGCGCGTACAGCGCGGATCAGGCTACAACCTGGACATCGAGCAGGCGGCGACCAATTTCCCCGATCAGCCCATGGAGCTGCGCTGCGGGCGCTACACCTGCGACGCGGGCGGCGTAGCCTGCGAGGACAAGGGCGGCTATCACACGCTGGTGTGCAGCCATCCGCTGATGCCCGTTAAAAGGATGGAAAACATCGACACGGGCGAACAGAAGGTAGAAATCGCGTTTTCGCGCGGCGGCGTGTGGCGCTACAACGTGGTGGACCGCACGGTGCTGTCCAGCGCCAACAAGATCGTAGACCTGAGCCGGTACGGCATGGACATTACCACCGAGAGCGCGCGGGATGTGGTCAAATACCTGGCTACGATTGACGCCCTCAACTACGACAAGATCGGCGAGGTGCGCTCCGTCGGCCGTCTGGGCTGGGTGGGAGATCATCTGTTTTCGCCCTACGTCCCCGATCTGCGCTACGACGGCGACGCGGGCTATGCGGCGACGTACAAGGCGGTACACCCGCAGGGGTCGCTTACGGGCTGGCTGGAGGCGGCGCGACATGGCCGGGAGAGCAGCATCTACACAAGGGTCATGCTGGCAGCAAGCTTCGCAAGCGTACTGGTAGAGCCGTGCGACGCGCTGCCCTTTGTGGTGCATGCGTGGGGCGGGAGCGGAAACGCAAAAACAGTCAGCCTGATGATGGCTGCATCCGTATGGGCTGACCCGACAGCAGGCGCTTACTATAAGACCTTCAACAGCACTGGCGTAGGCCAGGAGATGACGGCAGGCTTTCTCAATTCGCTTCCTCTTTGCCTGGATGAATTACAGGTTATCAAGGACAAAAAGGACTTTGACCAGACCATCTACACCCTGTGCGAGGGCGTAGGACGATCCCGCGGCGCCAAGGCGGGCGGATTGCAGCGGATGCAGACCTGGCGCAACGCCATTATCACGACAGGCGAGATGCCCATCACAAACGCGGACAGCGGCGGCGGCGCGGTCAACCGCGTGATCAACATGGACTGCCAGGACGAAAAGCTCTTTGCCGATCCCCGCTGGGCGGTCAGCGTGATGCGCAGAAACTACGGCCACGCAGGCCGGGCGTTTGTGGAGCACCTGACGGGCGGCGCGATGGACAGGGCGAAGGAGCTGCAAAAGGAGTACTATGCAAAGCTCACCGAGCAGGACAGCACGGAGAAGCAAGCCCTGAGCGCGTCCCTGCTATTGGCGGCGGACACCCTTGCAACGGAGCTGCTGTTTCAGGATGGTCTGTCGCTGACGGTGGAAGACCTTTCGCCCATGCTCGTGACCCGCGCGGAGGCCGACGTCAACGCCCGCTGCTACGAGTGGCTGACGGGCTTTATCGCGGTCAACAGCAACCGCTTTGACGAGAGCGCCGACAACAAGGGCGAGGTGTGGGGGAGGATCGAGGGCGACACGTGCTACTTTGTGGCAACCAAATTTGAACAGATCATGCGCGAGTACGGCTATTCCAGCAGCAGCTTCCTGAGCTGGTGCAGCCGCGTTGGCAAGATCAAGAGGCAGGATGGGAAGAACTACAAGAGCGTCGTGCGCATCCGCAAGAACAACACGCGCTGTCTGCTGATCTGCATGCCGCCTGATGGGTTTGTAGAAGTAGATGATGACGACGATTTCCCCTTTGAGCAAACGAAGGCGACAATATAGCTCAAAAAAGGAAACGCCGCTACGACCGCTACGACCGCTACGAATGCAAATCAAATATTATATTTTCTCGCTCTCTCTGTTTTTTGTCAAGTAGAAAATGCGCTCTCGCGCACGGAAATAAAAAATTATGTCGTAGCGGTCGTAGCGGTCGTAGCGATGCATGAAAAACGTAGGAAAATCAACGGGTTTTAGCGCTACCACTTGAAAGAATCATGTCGTTACAGGTCGTAGCGCCCACGATGAAAGGAAGATACGCAATGAACGACTATCTGAGCGTCCGGGGAACGAGGGATTTTGCCCGCGTCAGCCCGGAGGAGCTGAACCGCGTACAAATCGCCAGAAACGGCTATCACCGGAAGAAGCGCAGCGCAGGCACGCAGATCGGCACGATGATCAGCCGGTATCTGTGCGACGGTCTGAAAAGCAGGTGCTGGGACTGCGAGTGCCGGGTGCAGTGCGAGTACGGCAAGCGGTACATGGCGCTGCTGCGCCAGCGGGAGGCGGACGCGGGACGGCCCTGGCTGGGCTACAAGGCGGCCTTAAAGCCGGAGCTGGACGCGTACAGGATCAAGGTTGCGGAGTGGCACAGGCGGCAAGGCAACCAGAGTGCAAGGGGGAAAGGAAGGAAGATGTATGCAGAAGATCACGGATAAGTACGACACGGGCTGGATGGACTGGAAGATGGGCACCTGGTATGGCAAACGGGTGGAGCGCCCGCGGTGCATTATCTGCGATGAGGCGATCCCACGCAGGCAGATCCTGTGCCCGGCGTGCAAAAGGGACTGCAAACAGGTCAAGGGCCTGAATATGAGGATTGGAGAGTGAATGCATGACGATTAACGAGTATCAAAAGCTGGCGCAGCGGACGAGCCCGGACGACCATAACAAGCTGCTGAACGGCTGCATGGGGCTGGCCGGGGAATGCGGCGAGGTGTGCGACGTGATGAAAAAGGCGCTGTTTCAGGGGCACAAATTGGACAGGGCGCACATGATCGAGGAATTGGGCGATTGCGCCTGGTATCTGGCCGAGGCCGCGTCCGGCCTTGGGGTATCGCTGGAGGATATCCTGCTGCAAAACATCGCCAAGCTAAAGCGGCGGTATCCGGTTGGCTTTGACCCGGAGCGGAGTGTGCATAGGGAGGCGGGAGCATGAGGGCGATTGACGCGGATTTTGTACAAGATGCGTTGACAAAGACGATAACTGAGATCCTCTCAAAAAGCCAAAACGAATCAACGCAGTATGTCGCAATGGGGCTGGCGAGCATTAAGACGATAATAGATATAGCCCCCACACTCGACGTTGCGCCGGTGAGGCATGGGAGGTGGGAACAAGATTATGAACTTGTTCAAGGAATGGAAGACAACAGCGAATATCCTTACGTTGCGTGCAATCTTTGCGGGCATAGGGAATACGATGTAGACCTAAATGATTATACCGATTATGACGACCTGCCTAAATATTGCCCCAATTGCGGCGCGAAAATGGATGCTGAACAGGAGGATGACAAAAATGCTTGAGTACAAAACGATGTCGATGTGCGCCAGCAGCGACTATTGCCAGGGCTGGAATGACGCGGTGAAGGAAATGCCAAGGTGGATCAGCGTTAAGGATAGGATGCCGGAAAAGGAAGGTAAATACATCGTTTGCACGGCGCAAAGCAGCGTTTACTGCACAAAATTCAAGGCTTGCGGCGACACAGGGATGTTTAAAGTAGACATAAATACGCATATAACCCACTAAATGCCGCTGCCCGACGCGCCGGAACAGGAAGGAGAGTAAACATGGCTGAATATCATGTAGGCTGCGGAATGGCTGGCATTTACGCCGGGACGCTGAACAAGCAGGGAACGGAATGGCTAAACAAATCAGAGGTAACGGAAGAAGCGCGGATGGCCGTTGCCCAGTATGAAAAGGAACGCATGGAAAGAAAAGGCTATAGGGGGGAAACTGTTAAGTGCACCTTCAAAAATGGAGTCGTCCTGACGATTGTATATTCATTAGAGAGAGCGGGGGACAACCAATGAACGAAACCATTGCCCCGTGCCTTTGCGGCACACTCCCTGTCAAGGAAATGCGAAACGTTATGCTCGGAAAACTGGCTGACGGTGGTTATCCTGTTATGCAAGGACGGTTTCGCTGCCCGAATTGCGGCCTTTCCCCAAGCTGGGGAATGAGCTATTCGGTTTTCGGCGGTCGCTGGGATGAGAACATCGCCGTCTGGAACAAATTCATTCAGAAACAGGAGGCAAAACGATGACTGACAAGGTGCTGTGCCCGTACTGCGGGAGCGAGATGAAAAGTGAGGATTGGGGTAAAGTAGACGGCAAATACCTGTCCTATGCTGTGTGCTCAAATGACGCATGCCAGAATATCGGCCCGACTGTTACTGGCTATGAGACGATGGCCGAGGCCCACGCCGCCGCCCTTGCCGCCGCCCAGGCGCGATACCTGCCGCCCAACAGGCCGCTGACGCTGGATGAGGTTAAGGCGCATTGCAAAGGCGGAACGAGTGCAACGCCATTGTGGGTAGAGTTTGATGAGGGCATTAACAGATGGGTTCGGATTGCTCCTGAAAAGCCGGGATGCGAATTGGATTATGTCACTGTATTTGTCAGCATAATGTCGTCGTTATATGGCAAGGAATGGCGTTGCTGGCTCCGCAAGCCCACGCAGGCGGAAATGGACGCGGCGGGATGGGGGGATGAAAATGCGGCTGATAGCTGAGCATGACGTGATTGATAGGATTGTTTCTGTCAAGAACAGGATCAGGAAGTACAAAGAACTGCCCAAAGCGGTGATTGATTTTGCGGAGCAGACGTTGTTTGATGTGCAAACAAGGGTAAACTGCTGCCCTACGCGAAACCCTATCCCGGAGTTTATCGACGCAGATAAGGAACCCCCGAAGCTGCCCTGCCTGGTGCTGACAAAGGACTATCCGCGCCGTCCGGTGTGGTGTGAATCGATGATACAGAGGACGCACAAGGAGACAAAGGAAGTCACATACTATGACGGTTCCGCACTGATGGGCCTAAGCGACGAGGTAGCAATTAAACGCTTGCAGCACTTCGATTACCGAGGAAAGCGCATTACGCATTGGATGCCGGTTCGGTTCCCACCCATTTGGCCCTGGGAGGGAGGTGCAACTGACGATGACTGATACACAGCTTATTATCCCCCTGATGGAGGACGCGCTGACCGTGGCCACGCTGCTGATCAAGGCGGGCTACAGGGTGCAGATGCGCAAAAGCAAGGAGGGTACCGCAAAATACATGTATGTGCTTGAGATTGCGAGGTGATCGGATGGACGACAAGGCAACGGCGCGCGGGGCGCTGCAGGAGGACGCAGGAGCGGTTTTTGCGCCGGACAGGGCAACTGCACAGCCCAGGCAGGACAACCCCGCCAAGCGCTATCTGCGCCGCTACATTGGCCTGCGCAAGTATCGGGACGCGCTGCGCGACGAGCTGCGGGAGCACTACAGCACGGCCACGGCCTGCACGGTGCGGCTTAAGCCCATCGCGGTATCCGGCGGCAAGGGCGCGTATGATCGCATGGCCGAGGATGTGTGCCAGATCGTGGATACCAAGGCCAGGCTTGAGCGGGCGATCTGCAGCCTGGATCAGCAGCTATCCGATATCCTGACGCTGCTGGACGGCCTGAGCGATCAGCGCTACAGGGACGTGCTGGCCTACCGCTACATCCGCGGCATGACGTGGGAGCAGGTGGCGCGCGAGACAGGCTACGAGATTGCGCAGATATACAGGCTGCACGGGCGGGCGCTGATCGAGGTCAACAGGGCGCTGGACAGCCGATAAAAAAATAAGCCTCCGGGATTTCCGGGGGCTTTTGCTGTGCGGTCAGGATTACCAGCAGGGGTTTGCCTTGCTCAGCTCCCATTCTTCGCCGTACTTAGCTTCATGGGCCTGCTCATAGGCCGAGAAAAACTCCTGCTCGGTGCAGGGCGCGAGCTTGTCGTTGAGCTCCGCGCAAATGTCGTCATCCATCAGGGCGACGGCGGCGGCGTAATCAATCTCGGTCCCGTTGGCGTTGATAACCTTTGTCATATTTTTGTCCTCCTATGCAAAAGATGATAGTAAATGATAGTGTTACCTGTGCTATAATAGTAGTGTCAAGAGCTGCAAGGGACGCGATCCCCTGCGGCCTTTTGTTTGGAGGTGGTGCCCTTGTGGGTTACGGTATAAGCGCTTCGAGCGGCAATTCTAAGGCTTTCGCAAGGCGGCGCAGGTGATCAATGGGGACGGGTCTTTGATCGTATTCCCATTTTTGAACGTATGTTTCTGCTTGCCGCCCCTCATATCCGCACATCTCGCCCAACTGGCGCTGTGTGTAGCCCAGGATGATACGGCGCGTCCTGATCAGCTCGCCAAAGCGGTTGGATGGTGTTGTATCTTTCATTTGTCCCCCTCTCTGTTGCCCTCGTAACCTCCGGGGCGGGAATATGTCAGTCAATGCCCAAGATCAGGCGGATGGCCTTTTCAGCGCGGGCAGCGGCTACAACGATCATTTTCTTGTCGTCCTTCAGCGCTTTCAGCCAGCCCTGAATGTAGCCAACGGAGTTCCGGAAGCTCTCAGCGGTTTCAATGCCCAGCGTGGCGAGGACGGAAGCCGCGCCGATCTCGGCGGTTAATTCCTCGGTGCTGTATTCTCCGTTTCCAAACGCTGCTGTCTTGGTCAGGCGGTTCAGGCGGTCCTTGTGCCCGGTGCTGTGCGTCAGCTCGTGATACAAAGTGCTGTAGAATTCTGCGGAGCTGGAAAACTGGGAGCGCAGCGGAACAACTACCGTATCAATGGCCGGGGAATAATAAGCGCGGTTGCTCTTTACCTCGTTGCAGGTGATGCCGAAGCGATGCACATAGTCGGCGGCGATGCTGTCAGCGGTTGCATCTGCGGGAATAACGTTGCTCGTCTCCTCGTTGTTGTAGCGCTGTTTGATGCCCTCGCAGTCAGCCACGCGGAAGACAGTAAAGCGCTTGAGAACCGGGAATTTCTGCGTCACCTGTTCGCCGTTCTCGTCTGTTTCTTCGGTCTTCTTCTCGTAGACTTTGAAGAATACAACCGGCCGACCCTTCGCGCCCTTCTTGACGTGGCCGCCTTCCTTCTTGGCCTGCTCGAAGGTGATCCACTCGCCGGTTACGTCCTTCAGCAGCTCGGCCATATTGATGTACTTCTTCTCGGGGTCGGCCAGCAGCATCTGATTGATCAAGCTGTACTGTCTGCCGTCGTTGTGGCTCCACGCACAGGCCGCGACGGACGACCACGGACGCGCCCAGGGGATCAAGCCCTGTTCAAGCAGCGCGGTGATGCGGTCAGTTACCATCTGATAAGCGTCAAACTTTTCCATTTTGTTGCCTCCTGATCTTGACGGGCAGGGAGCAACGCGGTATAATATGGCTGCATTGCTTCCTGGTCTGCTTTGTCTTGGTTCAATGCGCTGCCGTCTGCGATCTGGTACATCGTGGGCGGCTTTTTAATTGGGAGGTGGCAAGCCCTCCCGCAGTGGTTACTCTTCTTTGTTTAGGAGCTTTTCCAGCTTCTCTATAGCGTCGTTTTTGTCGGTGCTGCCTTTGATAAGATCGATCACAAGCTTAATCAGTGAGCTAAATTGGTAATCTGTCATGATCTCTTGCATTTGCTATCCTTTCCGGCGCTTGCCCGCCTTGTTTTCCCGTTGGGTTGTTCCCCTTGGGATGGCTCTATAATAGCGCATACGTTTGTGTGTGTCCATAGCTAATTTGGAATAGTACCATATAATTTTCCATATGGCTGCACTCTCTGCGCCTTCCCTTCCTCTTAATCCATTATATAGATATAATTCTTCTATTCCTTTATATCTTCTTATTAAAATGTAGTTTGAAAATTTTTATTGGAAAAATCCAGGAGGCATATAGAATTGTGTTAATGCTCGCCGCTCTTGTGCGTGATCCCCTCCCGGGGTGGGCTGCGGTGGTTGCCGGTTGGGCGCAGACGAGGCAGCGAGGACGGCCAACAGGGCAAGGCGACGCGCTGACCGGGCAACGTGCGCCGCTGATGGTGGCGCTCTGATGGGCGCTGATCGGTGTATATGCATGCTGCATAGTGTATGATGATACATTGTATACAGTATGGATATTCAATTGTTACATTTAACTACCTTTAACGGATACAGATATAGTATAATCTATCTATTTGTATCCGTTATCAACAACTATTCGCAAAACATCTCTTTCGCGAATAGTTTTAAAATGCAAAAAACAAGGCTGGAGCAGCCGCCGCGCTGACCAGCTGCGCAGCGGAAAAAAAGGCCGAGCGGCCCGAAGACCCCACCCCTCCCCCTGGGGGTATAGGGGGGGGATGCGATACCCGGGGGGCTGAATCGGGCCAGGGACTCCGCCGCCGCGCCGCGACTAAACTAATACATCTCCACCCCGATACCTAGCCCATGGCGGGGTAATTTTTTTGAAAGGAGGGGTGTTATGGCAACCAGTAGAACGGCATCGAGTATTGGATTGACGAAGCCTGAAATATTCATTTGCGAGCTGGCATTTGAGGGGCTGCCTGATGGCGAAATTGCTAAGCGAGTATACGGTACTTGTATTGGTCAAGATGATTATAAGAAAAAACTGAACAAGGTTAGAGCGACTTTGCGCAAACCAGAAGTGCAGGAACGCTTCCGAGAAATGGTTCGGGAACGGGCGCTTATCGAAGTTGGTCATGGTCTGAAGAAGCTGCGCGAACAGACTGAGAATGAAAGTGGCTGGCTGGCGAACAAGGCAACGAACGATCTGCTGAACCGCATGTGGCCTATGGTCATGGGCGAGGAAGACAAGTCCGTTGTGGTTAAGATCGAGGGCATGCCTCAACTGGGCACTCCTGACCAGGAAGAAGAATAACAGGTGTGGAGGGCTGCACTGATGATAGTGATCAGCTATAAGCCGACACCCAAGCAGGCGGCCTTCCATGCTACGTGTGCAAATGAGGTTCTATATGGCGGCGCGGCCGGCGGGGGCAAAACGAAGGCTTTAATCATGGATGCGCTGTTCAGGACGCTGAAATATCCGGGCACAACGGCGGTGGTGTTCAGACGGACGTTCGCTGAACTGGAGGATACCGATATCAAGGAGGCCATGTCCAGCTATCCTGAATCGATTGCCAAGTATAACGCCGGGCGGCATGAATTTAAGCTCGTCAACGGAAGCAAGATCCTGTTCAGGCATTGCGAGCACGAGGAAGATCGGTTCCGGTACAGCGGTATTGAGATCCAGTTCCTATACTTCGACGAATTGACCAGCTTTGAACAGACGATCTATGACTTCATAAAAACCCGCCTGCGCGCCAAGAAGTCCTTGGGCGTGGTGCCGATTGTCCGCTCTGCCAGCAACCCCGGTAACATCGGGCACGGCTGGGTGAAAAAGATGTTTGTGGACGCTGGGCCGTACATGAGCATACAGGAACAGCGGATTTACAGCGATGCGCTGCACAAGGAAAAGGTGATCCGCACGCAGTACATCCCGGCGCTGGCCACGGATAACCCGTTTATCACGGAGGATTATATCTTCCAGCTTGAATCCAAGCCAAAGGCGCTGCGCGACGCGCTGCTCAACGGCGACTGGGACAGCTTCGAGGGACAGGTATTCGTGGAGTTCCGAAACGACCCCGCGCACTACAAGGATCGGCTGTGGACGCACGTTATTGAACCCTTTGACATTCCGCTGTGGTGGCCGAGGTTCTTTTCCTTCGACCATGGCTACAGCAAGCCGTTTTCCTGCCAGTGGTGGGCGGTTGACGATGTGGGCCGTGCCTACCTGTACAAGGAATGGTACGGATGCAGACCCAAGCAGGCAAACGTCGGCATTGAGCTGACCCCGCGCCAGATTGCGGAGGGCATTGTCCAGCGCGAACAGGAGGAAACGCAGAACAACCTGCGCATTGAGCGGATATGCGACCCGGCGTGCTTTGACCGGAGCCGCGGCGACAGCGTGGCTGACCAGATGCGGCCCGGCGCATGGGGGCCTGGCGTGATCTTCCGTCCGGGCGACAATACGCGCCTGGCTGGCAAGATGCAGGTGCATGAACGGATGCGGTTTGACAAGGACGGCAGGCCGATGATGTATGTATTTAGCACCTGCGCTGACTGGCTGAGAACAGTTCCGAATTTGCCATACAGTCAAACGAAAATGGAAGACGTGGATACCCGTGCTGAAGACCACGAATACGACAGCATGCGGTATTTTTTTATGTCCAGACCGCTGGCTGCGACCAAGTGCAAGCCGCCTAAGCCCAAGACGTGGGATCCCTATAGGAGAGACGAAGAATGAAAGAGAAACTGAGCGCGGCGGCCATTGGCCAGCAGCCGCTTGACGAAAATGAACGGGCGCTCCTGACCGAGATATACAACCGGCTGGAAGTGTTTGAACAGGGCTGTCGGCCATACCATGAAGCCGCCCGCGAGGCGCGCGAAATTCTGCGCATGCGCGACCCCAGACAGGATGACGGCGAGAATGCTGGGAAGCCGACGCTTCAGCTGCAAACGCTCAAGAGCACGTTTAACAACGTCGTTGCTGAGCAGATGCAGAACATGCCGGAAGCCCGTATCCTGCCCGAAACGCCCGAGCAATCCAACATGGCCGAGGATTTGCAGGACGCTGTGCGGTTTATCGTCTACGATGTGAACAACTACGAGACCATACACCGCCGTATTGCAGAGGACATATACGGCCCTGGTACGGCTGTTATTCAGACGGTATGGGATCCATCCATGAACTATGGAAAGGGCGATATCGCCATTATACGCTGGCCGATTGAAGCCTTTCTGTGGGACACCAAGGCCGAGTATTTGCAGGACAGCCGCGCGTGCATCAAGGTAAGCTGGCATCCGCTGAGCTGGTACGAGGCGCACTACCCGGACAAAGCTCCATACGTCAACGCTGAGGACGGCCAGCACAACGAGGTGGGTATGCCAGAAAGCCAGAAGAATATGCTGGGCGAGGACGAAGGCCGGGCAATGCTGCTGGAATACTGGTACAGGGAATACAACGCGAAATCCCACCGGTATACCATCAACGTGGCCTACTGTGCGGGCGGCGCGCTGCTGGAAAACCATAAGGATGTTTACTGGCACGGCATGTATCCCTTTGACCTGGACGTGCACTCGACCGTCGAGGGCAGCATGGTCGGCGAGGGCATGGTGACGGAGCTTGCGCCCATGATGCGCTACATCAACCGTTACGCCCGGTACATCGACACGAACCTGCGCATGTCCAGCAAGGGCCGTATCCTGACGCGGCGGGGCAGCGGTATTGACCGTGAAGCTCTGGCTGACTGGTCGAAGGATATGGTAGAAGGCGACAGCATTGAAAATGGCAGCGATTGGGCCTGGATGCAGCACGCGCCGTTGAACGGCATGATCGTTCAGCAGATGCTCCAATATCAAAACGATATGAAGCAGGACAGCGGCGCGAACCAGTTTACCCGCGGCGAGACCATGAACGGCATTACCTCCGGCAAGGCCATTGCCTCCCTGCAGGCTGCCGGCGGCAAGATCACCTCCCTGCGCACGGCGACGCTGAATAACGGCTTTAGAGAGATGGTGAAGAAGATCATCTGGCTGATGTCCGAGTATTACGACGACGACCGCATGCTGCTGATTACGGGCCGTGACGGGCAGAGCCGACAGATCAACGTGCATAGCCTGTTTGGCCATCGCGGCAAGGGCGCGGTTGAGCCGCCTCCTTACATGGTGCAGATTGAGATCAACCAGAAGAACCCCGTGCGCATCGAGGCCATGAACGAGATGTACATGCAGGCGTACACCATGGCCGCGCAGGCGCAGCAGTTCTTCCCGCTGTCGTCGCTGTTTGAAATGCTCAATATTGACGGCAAGGATCGGCTGCTGCCGGTTATCCGTCAGAACGAGCAGTGGCAGCAGCAGATGCAGCAGATGCAGCAGCAGAACGTGCAGATGCAGCAGGAGATCGAGAGCTTGCAGCAGGAGCGCGACGGCCTGCGCACGGCGACCACGCAGATGAGCAATGCCCTGGCTGGCATGTCTGCCGGACAGCAGGGCGCAACGCCAGCCACGCCAGCTACGCCGTCTACCCCGGCAACACCCGCTGAGGTAGTGACAATTTAACAGCAGAAAGGCACGCCTTGGAAACGGGGCGTGTTTTTCATATATTCGCCAGTCCGCGTTTTCGCGGCTGAGCGTCCGAAAAGGAGACACAATCCATGGATGAAAACAAAGCGGTCGAAATGATGCTTGCGGATGGCGTGCAGGACGACGCTGCACAGGCCGACGTAGGCGAACCCATCTCTGAGCTTTTGAACGAGCAGCCCGCCGCTGAACAGCAGCAGCAGGAGGCCACGCCTCAAAAGGAACCGGGATGGATCAAGCAGCGCATTGGCAAGGCGGTTGAAAAGGCGGTGGCGGAGGCTGAAGCGCGCGTAACTGCGCAGTACGAAGCGATGCTGGCCCCCATCCGTGAAAGCGTGCTGGACAGACAGGCCGAGGACCTGGTGAAGTCCGGCGAGTTTAAGAGCCTGGAGACTGCCAAGGAATATGTGCGCTTGAAGGGCGGCGTTGTGTCTGCGCCCGCCGCCGAGCCTGATCAGCAGAAGCCCACCGTGCAGCAGCGTGATGAGCAGGGCAGATTTGTATCGAATAACGACGCCATGACGCATGCGCGCGCCGATCTGCTGGCGAAACAGGCGCAGAAGATCAAAGACCGGCGCGGCCTGGATGTGATGCAGGCAATCAACGCCGACGAAGACATGAAACACCGCGTGCTGAGCGGCGAGTGGGATTTTTACGATGTGGCCGAGAGCATGTCCTCTCCGCAGCATAACTCCCCCGTGCCGGTACGCACCTCCAACGGCGGCACCAGCCCCAGCGCTGTATCGATCAGCGGCATGACCGACGATCAATTCAGGCGCTTACAGGCCAATCTTGCCAACGGGAGGATTTACGACATGAGAAAGTGAGGATCATTTGAATGGCTGTTTTTGATAACCTGAATAAATCCTATTCCCCCGGCGTAGCGCCGTCCGTAGTTGAATACTATGAGCGGTCGCTGCTGGAAAACATGAAGCCCGAAATGGTGCACAACCGCGACGCGCAGAAGCGCACGCTGCCTGAGCACAACGGCAAGACCGTGAAGTTCCGTCGCTTCACCCCCTTTGCGGCGATCACCGAGCCCCTGGCCGAGGGCGTAACCCCCGCTGGCCAGACCCTGACCGAAACCGCCTTTACGGCGATGGTTAAGCCCTACGGCGGCCACGTCGAGCTGACCGACGAAATCAACTTCTACCTGCTGGACAACATGCACCAGGAGACCGCCAAACTGCTGGGCGACCAGGCCGCGCTGTCTCTGGACACCATCAGCCGCAATGCGCTCAACGCCGGCATGAACGTGCAGTATGCCAACAGCAAGACTTCCCGCGGCGCGCTGGCTTCTACCGACAAGCTGACCTTTGCCGAGATCAAGACGGCTGTACGCAACCTGAAGCGCAAGAATGTCAAACCCTTTGCTGACGGCTTCTATCATGCCATTGTGCATCCTGACGTTGTGCACGACCTGACCGCCGATACCATGTGGGTGGACGTTGCCAAGTATCAGGACAAGGTAAAGACCGAGCGCTACGAGCTGGGCACCATCTACAAGGTGAAGTTTTTTGAATCCACCAACGCAATGGTGTTTAAGGCGCAGACCTACATCTACGGCACCAAGGCGTCCCTGACCGCGACCGCTTTTGACGCTGCCACCAAGTGCATGACCGTATCCGATTCCATCAGCGAGGACGATGCGCGCGCCATGACCGGCCTGCTGGTGAATGTGCAGATCACCAAGTCGAGCGTTGACAGCGTAACGCCCATGTGCATTGAGCGCGTGGACGCGACCAACAAGAAGGTTTACTTCCGCTGGGTGCCCGCCAGCACGACCGACTGGACGACCACAAACTCCCTGAAGGTTGTTCCCTACGGCGGCGGCGCTTCCGGTGCGGAGGTCTACTCCACCCTGATCTACGGCGAGAACGCCTTTGGCACCATCGAACTGGGCGGCACTGGCCGGAATGTGCAGATCATTATCAACGCGCCCGGTTCCTCCGGCGCTCTGGATCCCCTGGCCCAGCGCGGCACCATCGCCTGGAAGGTCAAGGGCTTCTGCACGGTCATTCTTCAGGACGACTTCATCGTGCGCCTCGAATCCGGCGCGACGGCCTAACAACGGATGAAACACGGAGGCAGGGCAGTCCTGCTTCCGCGTTTCTTTTTGGGAAGGAGATTTTATCATGGCTAAGAAAGTTGACACCCTGACGGTTGAAACCCCCGTGCAGGAGACCGTGGCGGATGAACCCCGCGTGCGCGTATATCTGCCCCTGCTGGAAAGCGAGGGCGCGGGCGTGCATATTGACCAGTACGAGCACGTGACGGTCAACGGTGAAACCACGCTGGTGCGCCGCGGCGAATATGTGGACGTGACGGTTCCTGTATTTATCCAGCTCAAAAACAAATTCCCCCACCTGTAATGCGAAGGAGGCGGCGGCATGACGGTTGGTGAGATCAAAAACACGGTGATGTTCCAGACCAACAACGACAGCGACGATCTGGAAGACTTTTTGCCGTATCTGATGGACTATATCAATGACGGCTATGACCGTCTGGTATATGCCTACACGAAAAAGCACGCATCGCCCATGCTGCACGCCGACACGGAAACGCCCGACCTGCCGGAGTGGGCGCATCCTGCGCTGGCGGACTGGGCGACGTGGCTTGTATACAGGAACGGGAACCCGCAGAAGCAGCAGCGAGGATACGCTTTTAGAAGCTCCTTTGAGGAAATCCGCACGAAGCTTGTCGAAAACAGTGCTGATGGCTCCCGCGTAGAACACTTTATCAACCTGCCGAGGTGATAGGATATGGCCAGCTATAACAGTATTGGAACGTACAGCGCCGTATCTGCCTATCCATCGTTTAAGGGCTTGATGCAATATGGGGACGGTATCAACACCGACCCGCGCTATGCGGTTGACGCAGTAAACGTGGAGACGGTGGGCGGCGTTTTGCAGCCTGCCGCTGCCTGCGTTTTGCTTGCGCCGAAGCTGGCACAGCCGATCAAGACGCTGGCGCGCCTGTACCGCAGATGGTACACGGGGACGGATAACCGGGAAGTGCTGGTTGCTGCGAGCGGCGGGAAGCTATATTACATGCTGCCCGGCGCATCGTCCTGGACGCAGCTTGCGTTTCCAACTGGCGTAACGGCCTATCAGAGCGACGTATGGAGCTGGGCAGCCTACGAGATTAACCCCGAGGGCAGCGAAGCCAGCGTGGACGTGCTGCTGCTGTCAAACGCCCTGGACGGCATGGTGATGGTGCGCGGCGACAACCTGACGGTAAGCGTGGTATCGACTCCTAAAAAGTTTGGCGTGATCGCACGATACGCAGAACGCATTTGGGGCGGCGCAATCACCGAAGACCCGGATATGCTGGTATACTCAGCGCCATACGATCCTACCGACTGGGCGGCGAACGTGGAAATTCCCGAGGACGGCGCGGGCGACATCAACCAGCCGAGCTGGGACGGAGACAGCTTTACGGCGCTGCACGCCTTTGGCAGTCAGTTGATCGCATTTAAGAAAACGCGCGTATGGCGCATCCTGGGCACTGACCCTGGCGAATACACCTTCAAGGAGCAGTACGGCGGCGGCGCACCCTTTGCCGGAACAATCGCTGTGGATGTGGAACGCATCCTGATGCTTACGCGGCAGGGCGTGCAGGCATATGACGGCCTGGCTGTCAGCGCCTATCAGCAGGAGTATTGCAAGGCCATATGGGAGCGGATGAACGCCGACGCGCTGGACGGTGCAAGCGCCGTATTTTGGCGCGGCAAATATTACTGCGCAATCCCGATGGACGGCAGCGAAATCAACAACGCGGTGATCATCTACAACACCCTGGATGGCACATGGCTGTTGCGAAACGACGTGTCCGTAGAGCGCTTTCTTGGCACGCAGGAGACGCTTTACTTTACCAGCGCAACAACGCCTGGCCGCATATGGGAATGGCGCGAAAACAGTTGGGAGACCGGCTGCACGGCGGTTGAGGGAGCGCGGTGGGTAACGCCGTGGAACGACCTGGGATACAAACAATCCAATAAGGGCGGCTTTGAAGTGTATCTGCTTTGCGAGGCGCAGGGCGCGCCGGTGCAGCTGCGCGTGACGGTCCAGACGGAGAAGAAGGCCAAGACCAAGGTGTACACGGTGCAGCCCCTCAGCGCGCAGGAGATGGCAAACGGCAAGGAATACCGGCAGAAGCGCATGCACTTTGGCGGCGCTGGGCGCAGGTTCCGGCTGCTGATTGAATCGGCTCCGGCCTCTCCCCCCTGGCGGCTGTCCGGCGGTGTCACGGTTGTATCCGAGCTTGACCCGGATTAAGGAGGGCGCATGGCGACAAAATACACGACCATACAGCAGCATGAGCCGCTGCGTGTGCCCAGCGGATGGGGGCAGCAGGAGCGCGCTTTTATCGCGCAGCTGGAAGCGCTGTTTGACGATGTATACCGGCGCTTTAACCGCATCAGGATGCGCGACCTGTCCGAACCGCTGCAGAGCACCATCCAGGAAAGCGCTGACGGCGTGACGGAAGTAAAGACTTCAATTGTTCAGACGAATGCGCAGATTGCATTGAAGCTGGACAAGACATCGCCTTCTGTCGGCGTTAGCAACTCCGCCATTCTGATCAACACGGACGGTATCCACCTGAACTCCGAGGGCAGTATCGACGTGGACGGCGGAACGGTCAATATTAAGTCTGGTTCTTCCCTGACCATGCAGGCGGTGACGGACGAGGACGCGACGATTAACGGCGGCATGATCTGGCACGCCAAAAATCTGGTGGTTTCGACCTCCGCGCCGACCAACCCCAAGCCCGGGCTGATCTGGATAAAGCCTATCGCTGCTTCCTCTTATGCGGTCGCTGCGCTGTCTGATGATGTTTCTCCGCAGGCAGTGACCGAGACTGTTTACTATAACGGCACCTGGACGGGCGACGCGCTGAGCAATTCAGCCTTTGCATCGCCGGTCAACATCCCCTGCTATGGCGTGGCACAGGGCGCGGCTCCGTCCGGCAGCTACAGTTGTCAGTATACCGTCAAGGTGTATTTCTGGAAGTCTTCCGCGATTCGCAGCGCAAATGCGCACGTTTATCTTTCCAACACCGCGGGCGGCATGGACGTGGATTGCGGCTCGCAGACGTTCACAGCATCCGGCTGGTTTGAAAAGACTGTCACAAGCAATGTTTGGCTGGGCAACGGCGGTACGATCTTTATTACAGTGGTCAAGGATGAAGCTGATTTTGCTGTTTACAAGAACAAGCCTTTCAGCGTGAATGCTGCATTGACCGGTTATACGGAAAGCGGCGGCGGAACTGACCCTGATCCCGACCCGCCAACGCCTGTATCCGGCTTTGTGCCGTGCGACGTTTACTACTACGCAGGCTAAGGAGATAAGCAACATGATAACGATCAACGCAAAATTCTCGCAGGAAATGCAATCTCTTGGCCTGATTGGTCGCGTGGGCGAGAACGCCAGCAGGCAGATTGTATTTGACTGCTCCGAGGTGCTGACCGAGTTTTCCGGCGCATCCATCCTGTGCGTGCTGCGGCGCTCCAAGGATGAGATGCCCTACACGGCGGATGTGACCATGAGCGGGACGAACGCGACACTGACGCTGACGGACACCGACCTTGCGGTTGCAGGGTATCTGAACATTGAACTGCGCGCAATCAAAAATGGCGTGGTGTACAAATCGTCCGTATTTACGGGCACGGTGGCGCTATCCCTGTATGGCGACGCGGACAAGCCCGGCGAGGTGGTACGCGATGTTTTGGACAGGGTAGATGCTGCGCTCAACGCGGCAGAAGCGACGAAAAATCAGCTTGAATTGGCATTGGGCGATGTGACTACCGCTGTCGGCAGCGCGAATACGGCGGCTGAAAACGCGCAGGCCGTGGCCGATACTGTACAGACGAAGCTGGACAACGGCGACTTTGTTGGCGCAACTGGCCCTGCTGGCTCAACCGGCGCGGACGGCGTGTCGCCTACGGTGGCTGTAAGCAAAACGGGCAAGGTTGCTACCGTAACCATCACGGACAAGGACGGCGAACATACTTTCACGGTCAATGATGGCGCTGACGGTTCGGGCAGCGGTGACATGATGAAGGCCACCTACGATTCAAACGGAAACGGCATTGTGGACAACGCTGAAAAGCTGGAAGGGCACGCCGCGTCCTACTTTGCGCAGGCCACACACTCCCACGCAATTGCGGACGTGAACGGGCTGCAGGAGGAGCTTAACGGCAAGGGCGCGGGCGACATGAAAAAGAGCGTATACGACGCGGACGGGGACGGGGTGGTGGACAACGCTCAAAAGCTGGACGGCAAGACGGCGGCGCAGTTTGCGGCGGCGCAGCACAGCCATGACATAAGCCAGGTGAGCGGCCTAAGCAGCGCGCTGACGGGAAAAGCAAACGCTGCGCACAGCCATAAAATTGCGGATGTAAACGGACTGCAGGCCGCTTTGGACGGCAAGATCAACACCACCTATACCCTGAGCATCACCGGCAATGCAATCGTTTTAACGCCCAGCAGCGGGGATGCGCAGCAAATTACAATCCCCATTGCCACCGCCAGCGCCCTTGGCCTGGTAAAAATCGGCACGGGGCTTGCGATTGCCGCAGATGGGACGATATCCAACGCCTACTCCATGACTTATTCCAACGGCACGCTTGCTATCACCGGCCCGTCGTAAGGAGGGGATTCCATGGCTCTTACCTTCAACGGCAATGCTCCTTCCGTAGTCACTTACAACGGCCAAAGCGTAACGAAGATTACCTATAACGGCGTAGCTGTTTGGAACGCCATCTCCATTTCCGCGCCGAGCAACCTGCGGGTCAACGGCAGCACCAGCAGCACCAGCTCCGCCTGTAAGCTGACCTGGACGGCGGCCACCCTCAGCGGCGCTACGGGCACGATCACCTATTACATCTATAAAAACGGCTCTCAGGTGGCCACAACCACCAGCACCAGCTACACGTTCAGCACGTCCACGATCACCGGCTGGAGCGGCGTTTCCCTCAAGGTTCGCGCCTATAACAGCAGCGCAGGCTACAGCGCGTATACCAGCGCCGTAACCTTTACCTATAGGGTTTCAAGCACCAGGGTGACGGTTGCGGCCAGCAAGTATGCTACGACGGACAATTCATCCTTTGCAAACAGCGGCGGCACCAGCTGCATTGTGGGACGCTCCACGAAGGACAAGCCTGTCGGAACGGCGATGAAATTCAACGCTCCGAGCGGCGGCTGGTCCCAGTTTAGCAAGGCCGTTCTTCATGTGCAGAGAACAGGCGGCAGCGCTGGCGCGACGGTTCAGGTTGGTAAGCTGGATGTAGCATATTCTACCACGCTGTACACGACGGAGTTCTATTACGGTAACTACGACACGTCAATTGGCTCGGCTAGTGCGTCCGCGGCGACAAGCTGGTTCTCGCTCGATATTTCCTCGGCGCTACCGTCCGGCAGCGGAGAGCTGGGCATTACGCTCACCTCGACGAACGCCTATGCGGCTGTGGACGGAACAAACGCCTATATCCAACTGTCGGCATAATTGAAAGGAAAAATGATTGTGAACGAAAAAGCGTTAAAAATCATCGAGGCCGCGAAATCGCAGCTCGGCAACCCCTATGTATTCGGCATGTGGGGGCGCGAATGCACGCCCTCCGTGCGCCGCCAGTACGCGGGTTATAACCCCAGCCATAAGCGCGCCATCTTTAAGGCGTGCCCCGTGCTGAGCGGCAAGCAGCCCTCCTGCGACGGCTGTAAATGGCAGGGGAAGTTAGCCTTTGACTGCCGGGGCTTTATCTATTGGTGCATCTTCCAGGGCTACGGCTTTAAGCTCAAGGGCGGCGGCTGCACCAGTCAGTGGGGCTACAAGGTCAACTGGGCGCAGCAGGGCGCGATCGGCGACATGCCCGACCTGGTGTGCTGCGTATACCAGTATCGCGGCGGAAAATTCCAGCACACCGGCATTCACATCGGCGGCGGCAAGGTGATCCACTGCTCCGCTGGCGTACAGTGGGGCGATACGTCCGATAAGGCGTGGACGCACTATGCTATTCCTGCAGGGCTGTACACGGCGGAGGAAATCGCGACGGCGGGCAAACCTGACACCAGTAAGCCAACGGAGGGCGTTGTATTTAATCTCAGGCGCGGCAGTAAGGGTGCGGATGTAACCAAGCTCCAAACCGCCCTCAACGCCCTGGGCTACGATTGCGGCGCGGCGGACGGTATCTTCGGCGCGAAGACCGAGGCGGCGGTGCGCAATTTCCAGCGCGACCACAGCCTGACCGTGGACGGCATCGCTGGAAAGGCCACGCAGGAAGCCCTGTATGCTTCTGAGAGCGTCCCGCGCGCTACCTATACCGTCACCCTACGCAACGTGCCGCAGGCGGACGCAATCGCGCTTACGGCCAAGTACGCGGGCGAGATGCTCAAAGAGTGATCTATCAGATCAAAATAAATGAAAGGTACACACCACTATGACAGAAGCCATCATCGTAGCCCTGATTACCGGCGGCATCTCGCTGATCGGCACCCTCGCGTCCACCCGCAGCAGCGCCAAATCCACGCAGGCGCTCGTGGATTACAAGCTCAAAGAGCTAAAAGAAAGCGTGGACAGGCACAACAGCATCATCGAGCGCACGTACAGGCTCGAAGGCCGTATGGAAAATTGCGAACACGATATCCGCGACATCAAGCAGCGGATTAACTGAGAAAGGAGAATCACAATGAACAAGATCGACTGGAAGCGTAAGCTCACGTCCCGAAAGTTTTGGATGGCTATTTCGAGTTTTGTCGCCATGCTGGTTGTGGCGTTTGGCGGCTCCGAAAGTCAGGCTACGCAGATTACGGCCCTGATCATGGCCGGTGCTGCCGTGGTCGCCTACATCATCGGCGAGGGCCTGGCCGACGCGTCCGCCGCAGGCACTTCCGGCACGGAGCAGCCTGTTGAAAAACCGCCCGAAGACCTGGGCTGAAAGGGGGGATTGCCATGGCTGGTACGATGAGCGCGGCTGATGCGCTGAAAAAGCTGCTTGAGCAGTACAACCAGACTTCCTCCTATGTGCCCAAGACCGCTGACCAGATCAGGCAGCAGGCGCAGGGCGAATATCAGAGCTACTACGACCAGTTGAGGCTTGCCGCCCAGCAGGCGCAGGCGCGCAACGACCTTGCATTGCAGCAGCAGCGCGAGGGCTTGCAGCGGACATATGATAAGCAGCGCGAAGCCAGCCAGAAGGAATATGAAAACGCCTATTCCAGGGCTGACCGGCAGCAGTTGTCACGCGGCATGCAGCGCTCCAGCTACACGGCGCAGGTGCTGGCGAATCTCACCCAGGAGGGCGCGGAAGCCCAGCAGGAGCTGTGGGATGCGCAGGGCGCGGCTGAGGGGAACATCGACGCGCAGCGGACGCAGCTTGCGGCGCAGTTGGCAGACCAGCTATCGCAGTACAGCGCCAGCGAAGCGGCTGACGTGCTGGCGAGAATCAAGGAGCTGGAAGACCAGGAGTATGACCGCGGCCGTGAAAACGACCAGTACAAGAATTCCCTGTCTGCGCAGATCTATCAGTTCCTCTACCAGGGCGAGCAGGATAAGATTGCTCAGGATCAGTGGCAGAAGGAGTTTGACGAAAACGTGCGCCAGTGGAACGCGCAGTACGGCAGCAAGGGGTCTGGCGGCGGCGGCGGCGGAAATAACTACAACACCAACAAGGATACCACCGGCAACGGCGGGAACCAGTACACCGATGATACCTTCCTGACCGACATGAGCCAGGACAGGGCCATTACTAAAACCTCTGCCGGCTTGCTCATGCCTGATCTTGGCCTCTTTCCTGACCGAATCAACAGCCTGGGCGGGATCAACAGCGTTAAAAGCAAGCTGAACGAAGCATTGAAGAACAAAAGCAAGAAGAAAACCAGCACCAACAACGGCGGCGGCAGCGGTGGGAGATTTATCAAGGCAAGGGTAATAGACTAAGCAATCGGAGGTAGGCAATGAGCCAGCTATCTAAGGCTTACGAGAAAAACAAGAAGGTTCAGCAAAGCATTGCAAGCAATCTGCAAGAGGATGAACCAAAGAAGCAGCTGACTACCGTCTCGATGACGAGCAGCAAGCAGCAGCTCAAGCAGGTATTGCAGGAGCAGAAGCAAAGGGAGAAGAATCCTGTTCAGCGCAAGAACACGAAAATTGGCGCTTCGCAGTCTCCAAAATTTGTGAGCACTACCTTCATCAGTCCGGTGCAGCCTATTGTCCGCACGCAGCCGTCCTCGAACCTACAGCGGCTTTTGGCGAAGGTTGAGACGGATAACAGCTGGTATTCCGGCAGCACGCCCACCCGGAGCGAGGCGGCGGCGCGTATCTACACGATATCGCAGACTGACCCGGCGCGGGCAAGGAAGCTGAACCAGGCTTTTTCTCAACTGCAGCGTGATCCTTCCAGCCAGTTCTACAATCCGTACGGTTCTGCCACCAACAAGGCCATCCAGGAGCTTGCAAACCTTGGCGTGGATATGAGCGGCGGCATTACGGAGGACTGGCTGGCGAAAAATAGCTGGCTCAAAGCCTACTATCGCACCAGCGGCAACAGCGGCACGCCCCTTGCGCCCACCAAGAGCAGCACTGCCGAGCAGAACGCGGCGTACTACTACTATCAGATTCTCAAGGCGCAGGATACGACCAATCAGGCAGAAGCCGAGTGGAAGGCCCTGCAGGAGGAGATCGGCTACTGGGCGAACCGCAAGGACCGCAATTACAGCGACGATCAGATCATCAGCAGGATTGACTGGTCTAAGTACAAGACGCTGGCCAGGATGGACGACGGCGCGGCAAACGGCGTACCGCTGACGCTGAACAGCTCCATTGGCTACAGCCAGGACGCGCTGAAGGGCGTGATCTGGGCGGCGCGCAACGGCAGCACCGGCAACCCGCTGGCTGACAGCGCGAAGGCCGTTTTGGGCGCGGGCAAGACCTGGCAGGAGGACAAGAAGATCAGCGCGAAGCTCGATCCCAGCAGCAGGGCGTACAGCCCGTATTCTGTCGGCAGCACGCTGGACGATGCGGCGCTGTACTTTGGCGTGGATTCCTTCAGCAAGGACTGGCTTGAAAACAACCGTAACATTCTGGCCGGCAACGACGCAACGGCCAAGAAAATGTATCAGACGGTGTACAATGCGGAGCAGACCACGCTGAAGGCGGAGCAGGAGCTGGACGAGCTGCACGCCAATATCGACCGCTATCTTGAATCGACCACTGATCCGGATCAGATTCTGCGGATGATTGACGGCGAGTACAAGACGCTGGACAGCCTGGACGAGAGCATGCGGGAGGGCAAGCTGATAGGCACGACCCGCGCGATCAACTACCGCAAGCAGGATATCGAGTTTGAGGTGCGCCGTCGCTGTCTGGCCAAGAATACGCAGATCAACGGCGCGGACTATGTGGGCGCTGTGTGGAAGCTGCTGGGGCTGCCGGAGGTGAAAACCGAGGCCAGTTCGGCTGTGGGCGCTTCCCGCGATAACGCGATCAACGCTGGCGGCGCGACCATTGCGGATGCGGGCACGGACGAGGAAAAGACCGTGTTTAAGACTGCGTACAGCAGCGATTTTGACACCTACCTGACGCAGATCAAGGGCGCGATGGATAGCGGCGTATCCGACCCGCAGGGTGGCTATGACTACACGCTCAAGCGCGCGGACCAGTATGCGGCCGAAAACTACATGGACGCAATGGATACCGTTTTGACCTACGAGGAAGCCCAGCAGGCCAAGGACGAAGCCATCAAGAAGCTGAACGACCTGGGCGTTGTCTACGATGAAGACGGCAACATCGACATGACCAACCGCAAGGGCAGCCTGATTGTGCCGGGCGCTGATACGGCGATGGCTGCTGCCGGCATGAGTGATGCGCCAAGAAAGCTGCGCAAGACCAGCGATGATACGGCTGATGAGATCGACATGCTGCGCAAGGAGATTGCCAGCGGTTATGGCAAGGACGAGAAGGGAAAGCGCGTAAAGCTGACGGATGCGGAAATCGAGCTAAAGCATTCTCAGCTGCAAGCGCTGCTTCATCCCGAAGCCATCACGGCGACGCAGAAGGAGATCAACCAGCTTCTGTCCGTGGTGGACGAAAGCACCGAGACCATGGAGCGCACGCAGAAGTCCTATGATAAAGCCAATATCACGCTGAAGAACATCACCGAGGGCTATGCGGTTGCCGACCGGATGCAGGCGCTGACCGGCGTGAAGGCCGGCGACAGCGATTCCACCCTGGCGCAGATGACTTATCTGTTCAGCATCGCGCGCAACTATGAGCCGACCGAATATCGATCTGCCAACCTGTATGCGCTGGCCATGGACGGGCAGGGCGCGACCTACGAGGAAACGGCGGCGGCTGCCAGGCAGGGCATGGCAGAGAACAAGCAGATGATCGAGCAGATCAATTTTGCACTGGGCGAGCTGGAAAGCAAGGGCGCGCATCTGCCGGATGACAAGATGGAAAACGTCAAGCGTTATGTCGCTGCGCTTGAGCGCGACGTGCAGGACGCTGAGTATTTCCTTTTGCGGGAGAACGACGATTACTACCAGGAGTCGCAGGACGTAAGCAACGAGATTTTCTCGGCCTGGCAGGATTATAACGAGCTGAACCCGCTGGGCATGCTGAACCCATTTGCCGACCGGAAGGGCTATACGGCGCTGGATAACGTGGTGGCAATCCGCCTGGAACAGCTGCAAATGGAGGAAGCCAGCAAAACCATTGGGCGGAATTTGAAATCTGACAAGGTGATCATGTCCACCGGCAACCCGGCGAAGGACGGTTACTACACGGAGGACATTAACCAGCTCAGCAAAAACGAGTGCATGACCTACCTGTACATTCGCGGCAAGGAGGGCGTGGACGCTGCGCAGGAATACTACGACCATTTGACCAACGCGGAGTACGGCGTAATCAACATGCGCCGCAATCTGGACTGGACGGCGAAGGCGCAGGAATTTGCGGATCAGAACGCTGTGACCGGCGCGCTTGCTTCCGTGCTGACCGTCATTGCTTCCCCTCTTACCGTTGGCGGCATGGTGGAATCGATCAAGGCTGATGTGCGGGGGCAGGAGCTTAACCCCTACGCGCGCGGCTTTGTGTACGGCAACATGAGCGGCACGGCGCGTGCGACGGTCAAGGAGAATATCTCCCAATCTGTCGGCGGTGGCGCCGGCGGATGGCTGCTGGGGGCGCTGTATGACGCTTTGATGAGCTACGGCGATTCGGTGGTGAGCAGCTACTTTATGGGCGACCTGGGCGCTGCTGCCGGTACCGGAGCTGGAAATCTGCTGGCGAAGACAGGGCTGACCGAGAATTATGTCAATCTCGCGTCCAAGGTGGTATCTTCCTTTGTGACGGCTTCCGGCCAGGGCATGCAGGCGGTGGGAAACACCGTGATGGACGCAAAGCTGCGCGGCGCGACTGCGACCGAAAGGCGCGTTCTTGGCCTTGTTACCTTCCTGGCTGAGACCGCGACGGAAGCGATCGAGGTTGAGACCATCGATTCTGCCATTCACGGCGGCGCTGAACTGGAATTCAAAGACACGTTCAAGAAGCTGCTGTTCAACATGTTCAACGAGGGCGCGGGCGAGGGCGTATCCGAATTGGTGGAGGGCATGGCCGACAAGGTTGTGATGGATTACAAGTCCAACTGGGCTGAATCCGTACAGCGCTATATTGACGAGGGCATGACCAAGAAGCAGGCCGAAGACGCAGCCTGGAAGGAGATCCTGTGGAACGCTGCGGAAGCGGCGGCGGTTGGCGGAATCTCTGGCGGCCTTGGCACCGGCCTTGGCTATGTACAGGGCCGTATCTTTGGCGATGGCAGCCAGACGCAGGACGCTGTGCAGCCAACTGCCGAGACCGTGCAGCAGACGCAGCAGACCGCGCAGGAAACCGTTCAGGATACGCAGCAGGAACAAACCGCGCAGGACGCGCAGGAAGCCCCGACGATTGCGCAGGAGACGAAGAACGCCGAGGTGGAGAACGTTGCGCCTGAGACCGCAGAAGCCGCCCAAACGCCAAATACAAAGGAAGAAACGCAGCCCTTTGACACGGGCGAACGGCTGACGCAGTATGAGGTAAATGAAAAGACCGTGCGGCAGGTGACGGCGCTGACGGCATCCCTGGAGGCGGACGAGGCCAGCCAGACGGCGACCATCGGCGCGGCGCTGTTGGGAGATAACGCGACCCCGCAGGAAACGGCCTTTGCCTCCGCGGCGGCGCAGCACATGACCGACACCCTGGGCAGTGACGCGGCTGTGCGGTTTACCCGCGACGTGCTGCTGCTGGACAGCGACACCAACGGCGTGCGCGCGGCGCTGACTGTTGCGGCGCTGAGCAAGGGCGGGAACGCCAGCCAGGTTGCGCAGCGTATGGCGCAGGAGGGCGTAACAGCTGAGGGCATTCAGGAGCTCAAGGCGGCGGCTGACCTCGATGTGCAGGACGCGAACGTGACCGCGCAGATGCAGCAGACCGTGCAGGAGAACCAGGTGGCAAAGCGCACGGCGCAGCTGATTGGCGACGGCGCACTGAAAGCCGTACAGCCCTACGAGACGGCGGTTGCCCAGGCGAAAAGCGTATTGCGCCAGGCTCAGGGCGAATTGCGCAGGCAGGTAAAACGCCGGGAAGGGCTTGGGCAGAATCTCCTATCTTTACAGGAGCAGATCAACAGCGGCACGGCGACCCCGCAGCTGCTTGATACCTTTAGATCGACCGTCAAGGACATTGAAGGCCAGATCAAGGTTGTGAACGAGTACACCCAGCGCGTGGCCAATGCCGAGCAATCGCTGCATGACGCGCAGAACCAACTGGACACTGTACGCGACGATACGCTGCGGCAGGTACGCCAGCAGGCGCAGCAGGACGTGGCCGACATGCAGGCGCAGCAGCTTGCGGAGCAGGAGGCGGCGAAGGCTGAACAGGCGCAGCAGGCCGAAGTGCAGGAAAAGACCGGCTATCAGAAGAAGCAGTTTATCCCCTATGATGGCCCTGTCCCGCAGAGCGTTGACAACGTGAAGCAGGAAACCGTCGCGATTGACGATACAAGCTATGCGCAGGTGCAGCAGATTGTGGAGGATGCGCAGGCGGATTCTGAAACGAAATCTGGCGTGCGCAGCCTGGTCAAGAGTGCGTTGCGCGCTGTGTTTGGAAGCCGATTCGATCAAACGCAGGTAACAGTAGACAACGTGCAGTTTGACGGCCAGCCGTATACCGTGACGCTGTTCAAGAATCTGATCAACAAGGTTGTTTCTGACCCATCATTAACCGTCGAAAAACTGTCCGTTCTTAGCAACATCGAAGACGTTGTAAGGAATGCAAGCTACTTGACGAGTTCAGGAGTTGACAGAAGCCAGCAGAGCAAGGAACGTGTTGTAAGGTACGATTACCTGTCCTCGCGCACAAAAATAAACGGCCAGGATTACAATGCAATCCTTACCGTTGAAGCGTATGACTATCAGAACAAGATGAAAACCTATCGTCTTGAAAACATAGAAATGACGCCTGCCGCTTCCCCGTCCGCCACCGGTTACGTACCGGCGCTCGCAGGAAACGACCAGAATCCGGTACAGTATCGGTTACGTACCGACCCTCCGGATTCCGTGGCGTCTTCTAATAGTATATTAGCATCCGACGCCGAAAATGTCAACACTGAAAATATTTCTAATTTGGAATCGCTGAACGATGCGAATGTGCCGCCTGCTACGCCTACGCAGGATAGCACGGATACGCAGAACGATTCCGGGGAGAAATACCGCCAGTTTGGCACGCAGACCGCGCAATCAACGGATGCACTGTTCCAGGAGACGCGCGACTATCTGCTGCACAACAGCGTATACGAGGCCGATTCCAACACGGAACAGATTGACCGGGCGATTGACTGGGTGCGTGGACAAGCTACGTCGCATGATCCTGCCGGTTACTTCACGGCCAAGTCCGCCGTGCTGGATCCTTCCTTCGATTACGCTTCCGCTGACGGACAGGCGCGGATGCTGACGGTCATGCAGATGTCTACCCTGATGGGCGATGCGCAGGGGCAGGTGCAGATTGCCGATATATTCAACCGACAAGGAACGGCGCTGGCACAGGCATTACAGGCGCGCAAAATCTTCTATATGATGTCCCCTGCTGCGCAGGTAGCATCCATTCAGAAGATTGCCAACAATCTGAGCCAGGAAAACGGCGTAACCGTTACTGTTCCGCAGGATACGCTTGATCGCCTGAGCCAGGCCAAGACCATGGACGAGGCGCAGAAGGTCAAGAATCAGATCGTCCGAGAATTGTATCAGCAGTTGCCCGCGAACTGGAAATCCCGCCTGAATGGGCTGCGCTACCTTGCCATGTTGTTTAACCCGAGAACGCATATCCGCAATATCCTTGGCAATACCATCATGCAGGGTACGGCCTATGCGCGAGACGAAATCAACGCAGCCTTGGAGCGCTTTTTCCTGCCTCAGGAGGAGCGCACGAAGTCTTTTAAGACGAAGAAGGAGTACAGGGATGCGGCGAAGGCGCTGTATACGGAGTTTTCGAGCCTGTTTGACGGGAATACCGGCAAGTACAACCCGGAAATGAACAGAAGAACCTTCAATACGCAGTGGCTGCAAAAGCTGGCAGACCTGAACACGAATCTGCTGGACAAAGAAGACACCATTGCGATGAGCCGGAACTTCCTTCACTATTTGGCCGGATTTATGCAGGCGCGCGGCTGGGACGTGAACAACCTAACGGATGCGCAGAAGCAGGAAGCCGTGCAGTACGCATTTACCAACGCGGAAAAGAACGTGTACCATCAGGCATCCAAGCTGGCTGAATGGCTGAACAAACTGGGCAGAGACAAGGATTCCAGCGTGTTTGACAAGCTCGGACATATGGTGATCGAAGGCGTGCTGCCGTTCAAGAAAACGCCTATCAATATTCTGAAAACTGGTATCGAATATAGCCCTGTTGGTCTAATTGATTCCCTGACCCGCGGGCTTTACCAGATGAACCAGTACCGGCAGACGAACGGGCAGAAGGGCATTTCCACGGCGCAGTTTCTGCAGAACCTTTCCTCCGGCCTGACCGGCTCCGGCCTGATGGGCGTGGGCGCGCTGATGATGGCAAACGGCCTGCTGCGCGTAGGCTTTAAGGACAAAGACCCGGAGGATGAATACGCCAGACTGACCGGCAGCCAGGAATTTTCCATTGAACTGTTTGGCTACTCCTACACCATCGACTGGACGGCGCCTGCCAGCATTCCGCTGTTTATGGGCGCGTCGATGTACAAGGAAATTGAGAACAGAGACGAAGGGCTGACCTGGGGGAACGCATTCGACGTGTTTATGTCTACGATCTCCGCAATGGCTGAACCCATGCTGAACATGACGATGCTTGACGGCGTGAATAGCACAATTCAGTCTGTTGCTTACGCCAATGCGACCGGTTCTTCTGTTGGAGATATCATCATACAATCGCTGCTCAACCTGTCTACGCAGCTTGTGCCTACAAGCCTTGGCGCTGTTGCGCGCACCATTGATCCTGTACGCCGAAAGACCTACGCGGACAAGAACCTGAACATACCGACTTGGCTGCAATACCCATGGGAGCGCGTGCAGAACAAACTGCCCGGACTGTCGCAGCTTAATATGCCCTACCTGAACGCATGGGGCGAAGAAGACAGGGAAGATAACCTGCTGATGCGCATCTTTGAAAATTTCCTGTCTCCCGGCTATGTATCCAAGACGGAAGCTGACAGCGTAGAGACCGAATTGCGCGACATCTCCGTCCGTACAGGCACGAACCTGATTCCTGATCTGCCAAATCAGAGTTTTTCTTTTAATAACGAAAAGATCAACCTGACGGCAGAACAATATGAGCAGTACGTCAAGACGCGCGGCAGCCTGATGCACACGGAGCTGGAACGGCTGTTTGCGACGGACGAATACAAGGCCATGAGCTTGGGCGCACAGGCATCGTGCATTAAGAATATCCAAACGTGGGCAGACGAACAGGGAAAGGTGTCGGTATATCCGGAAAAAGCGATTGTACCCAAGTGGATGGATACGAAAGACATTGTTCCGGCCGTAATTGAGCGCCGCGCGAGTGAGGACAGGCAGGCGTACCAGAATGAAGCGTATTCCAATATCCAGAACGCCATTGAGAACGATGACGCGGCGACTGCCCGCGACTGGGTGTACGCGCTGAATCAGGCAGGTGTTGAGAACTCAGATATCAAGCAGAAAATGACGACCATGTACAAATCCGAATACCAGTACGCGATCAGAAGCGGCGACCGGGAGACCGCCCGGAAGATCGAAGGCATGCTGCTGGCCATGGACATTGGATACAAGGCCAAGAACTTTATCAGCTGGGAGAAGGACGCTTACAAGGAGGAATGATAACCATGCGTTTTGACCGCATCCATCAATCGCGCATCGACGCGGCGGAGGCAGCCTACGGCCTGACGGACGACGAGCGCGAGGTGCTGTCCCTTTCCCGGCGCGGGAAATCCGTGGTCGCCATCGGCATGGAGCTGGGCATGAGCACCCGAACCGTCAGCCGCCGCAGAGCGGACATCATGCGCAAGATCAACATCTGACAACGCCCCCGCAAGGGGGCTTTTTTGTATTTGACATTTTCCGTAGAACGATGTATTATATCATTGTTGGTGAATATCGCAGCTGACTATCAGTCAGAGGCAGACAGAAACGGTTACTGCAATAGCTGTTTCTGCCAAGGGCTCGTCGAAAGGCGGGCTTTTTATTATTTGTAAAAAATGTGTTGACAATATCCCAAATCGATGCTATTATAACAGCGTCGGGAGATAATCCCGCTGTCAGGAAGCAATTCCTGTGGATTGAAACGAAAACAGAAATGGAAACGATCATGATCTCATGGTCGCATCCGCAAAGAAGCCTTGCACTGCGCAGGGCTTTTTTGTTGCCCAAATGGCGCGAAACTGGCGCGAATGTGGCGCTTTTGCTTGACGTTTTTATGGCAGAATCAGGCCGTAGAGCGCACTACAATATTTTTACGAGGTGAATTGTATGGAGTATGTAGCAAAGCAGGGCACTACCGCGCTGAGCATCATCGGCACGGCGCTGGGCGGGCTGGCTGTGGCTGGCGGATCCTTGCTGGCCGCGAACGGCGGGCGTGCTGCGAACGGCGAATGCAGCGAGAACACGCCTGTCAGCCGTTACGAGCTGGGCTTGCAGCAGACCATCGCCGAGCAGGGCAGTCATATCCGTCTGCTGGAAGCGGACAAGTACACCGACCAGAAGATCGTGGAGGTGTACAACGCCATCAACCCGCAGATCAACGCGATCAAGGACGAGCTGCGCAACATCGCCGTCTATCAGGCGACGAACACGGCGACCATCAGCTGCCTGGGCAATCAGGTGAACGGCATCCAGGCGGTGCTCAACGGCCTGACCAAGACCGTGATCCCCAAGTCCAATGTGTGCCCCGAGCCGATGGACCGCTACAATAGCTGGACGGCTCCCGCCGCTGGCAGCACTACGACCTGAGCGGAAACAGGAGGCATAGCCAATGGAAGCAAGTCGCGTAAGAAACGGAATCGTCGAGTATTATAATCAGCATATCAGCCCCAAGCTGGACGGAAAGAGCTGCTTTGTCGGCGGTATGGTGATCGGCATGGCCACAAAAAACATGGATGCGATATGCCGGGAGCTATACAAAAGCAACCTGGTTCGCGCCCTGGGCGTGATCTCGGAGAGCGGCGATATCAACGTAGACGCGCTGTATGCGGCAGCTATGGAACAGATGCAGCAGCAGAAATCGTTGGCGCTGGACATCCCGATCATCGGGCGCATGACCTTTGACGAGAACGACTTGCGCGACTTGTACCAGGCTATCAGCCGCCAGTAAGGAGGGCAAAATGAAAGAACTGAAAGAAGTCATCCGCGACATCGGGGAAATCCTGGACAGCGCGGAGATGTACGCCAAGGAAGCCGTCAAGCACAAGACGCAGTATCCTTCCCTGGCCGGTGTCTATTGCCGCATCGCGCAGGACGATCTGTCTCACGTCGATATGCTGCATAAGCAGGCCGTGGAGATGATCGGCGAGCAGAAGCGCTCCGGCGTGACCGTCCCCGAATCCATGCAGGCTGTGTGGGATTTTGAGCACGAGCGCCAGATCGAGGACGTGGCGGACGTGAAGCGGCTGATTGACATGTACAAAGAGTGATGTCGGCCAAAGAGTATTACACGCAAGTTACACGCAAATAGCAAAAAACGCCGATTTTACTTGATGCTTGTACCCCTGCTAAGGGAGTAGACTGGGATAACCGGTGCGAGAGTTCAAATCTCTCCTTCTCCGCCAAATGTGCGAAATCTGCTTGAAAATAGCCGGTTTCGCACTTTTTTGTGCGGTTTTGAGGGCGAAATGGGGGAAATGCGCTGACATACGTGCGCAGATGCGGAATGGAAGTATTGGTTGATTATCGTCCCTTGCTTTTGATTCTGTGCGCCTATTACACGCAGTATTACACGCATGCGTGTAGTTGCCTATTACACGCAATTCTCCGGGTCTCGATCAGGGCGTTTCATGGTGTTCGCAGCCTCGTGCGCGTCGCTGTCGTCGGGGTGAATGTACCTGTCCATCATCTTTGTGCTTGACCAGCGCATGATCTTTTGAAGCACCTGCGGCGGGGTGTGTTCGTCCACAGCGTGAATTGTGGCAGTAGTGTGTCGGCAGGAGTAAGGCGTGAGCTTGCGCGTGATGCCGGCGGCCTTCAGCGCTCTGTAGTATCGCTTATAAAATGCCATATCGGTCATAGGGTACAGGCGGCCATCCTCCCCGGCCAGCGCCATTGCGTCCTCAAGGACGGGGCAAATGTCATCTGGCAGAAACACGGCAGATTTTTTTCGCGTGTCCGTTTTGATGCCTACGCCGATGATCTCTCTGTTGGGTAGGTCGATCATGGATACGGTCAGCTTGAGCATTTCGCCGGTCATCATGCCGGTGTATATCATGATCAGCGGGATATGTACGTTGGTATCGCCGCGGTCGTACAGCGCCCACAGAAGCCGCTGTTCTTCGTCCGTAAAGGGCATACGCTCATTTTCGTTGTTTTTCGGCAGCTTGATCATCGCGGGCAGATCCTTGTTGCACCATCCGTCGGCGGCTGCCAGGCTGAACAGATGGGCGAGCAGCTGCTTCGCGTCCCTGGCGGGATAAAACGTCTTGCAGGTGGAGCTGACAGCCTCCTGCAGGTCAGCTACCGTGATCTTGTTTACCGGCATACGGCTGATGGCTTGCAGCTTATTCCACGCGATTTTGTAGGCCGTGCGCTTGCTCTCTGACAGATCGTCCATCTGGCGGCCATAGTACAGATCCCAATAGTTGCATAGGAGCGGCGTGCGCTTCGGGCGCGGGGTTTCAAGCAGGACAGCACAATAATTGATGGCTTCCGCTTTTGTCCTGAAACCATCCTTTGTGCGTTTGATCCGCTTGCCGTCTTCCTTGTATCCAAGCGTGACTTCTGCCGTCCAGCCTTTGCCGCGCCTGAAAGCGGTGCCGGTTCCGTTTGTTCTCGTTTTTACGCCCTTGGGCTTTTCCTGCCGCATCCCGCACCAGGGGCAGAACGGCGCGCCGTCCGGGATTGCGCCCTTGCACTTTTTGCATTCCATGGTTTTTTTCTCCATTTTTTCGCATCATATGTGATTTGCGTGATCACTTTTTTATCAGATGTGACGGGTTATCCATTCATGGATATTGGGTGAATTAACCCGCCTTCTCGGCGCCAGCCTGTAACGCGGTGGATAAAGCCGTAGTTGGGATCGAGCAGATCGAACATCAGCAGCAGGCCGAAGACAAAGGACATGATGATAATTGCAACGATCATCACGTTGATCTTGTGCCGCAGCTTTTTAATCGTGCCTTCCAGCGCTTCTATCCTGTCCTGGTCGTCCCCGTGTGATTTCTCCTTTTCATCCTTTAAGTACTGCACATTATGCCTTAAATTGGCTATCAGATCGCTGGTGTGCTGCTGCGGCGTGTAATCGTGTATCACGGTTGGCTCGTGCCGGATGCCCGCCATCTCGTCCAGGGAGCCGTCGGCAGATCGCACCAGGGCGGCCACGGTCTGAAACTGCGGCGTGGTCTGTCCGTCCAGGATGCGCGTGATCGTCTGCCCGCTTACGCCGGATACGGCTTCCCATTGCTTGATTGTCCAATTTTTGCTGCTGCGCAATCCGGTCAGATAGCCCGCAATGTCCATGCGATTGCCGTTTGTCTCATCCATGATGCTGATTCCCTCACCTGTGATGTATTTTGTCCCATGGCTGATAGCGCAAAGGCCCGTATCTGATAAAAAGATGATCTTGCAAATCATGCATGCTTGCGTATGGTGTAGGTAGCGAATAAAACAGAAGGAGGCTTACACCATGCCAAGGAGAAACTATCCGCCCAGGAGCCGAAAGCGCAAGACCACATTTGATCTGCCTCCGCAGGTAATCGACCAGATTATCATGCGCAGGGACGAAGAACGTATACATTAGTATATGACAATACGCGCTGGAGTATGACAGAAAGTGGGGAGAATTTTCGCTATTCTGTGCGGTTTATCCCCATCCAGCACCAGTTTGTCCAATCGCTTGACAAGTGGGAACATTCGTTCGTATAATATTGGTGTGATCAGTCACGAACCGGCTGACTGCTCTTCCTTGAACGGCTGGAAAACATGCAGGAACAAAAGGTAGATGTTGGTTCCAAGCAGTACAAGCATGCGATTACGCGGCATCCACTGAAACGCTTCCTTATAAACAGCGTAAACAAAGAAAAGGTCAATGAGCAAGAGAATAACCGTACAGCCCCGTACTTCTGACTTGGATCCCCATAAGACAAAGAGGTTTGCGATGAAGCCCGCGACGATGATCACGGAAAGCCAGACAGGCGTATAGCTTTCCAGGCAGAACACGCCGACCATTGAAACTGCACGCCAAACGCCGAACAGATTCAAGAGGAACTTTTTCACAACGACCCCTCCGTATTGTAGATTGATCATATTGTATCACATTTTACCAGATAATAAAATGGAAGGAGCAATACCAAAATGGACAACAGCATCACTGTATACGCACAGCGACAGGGGGAAGCAACCGTACTTACGATTCGTCATCCTGCTGGTGCAATTCCTGACGAACAATCCGCCGAACGGCTGCTTCAAACTTTGCGTCAAGCTGTTCAGGAGATGCGTTGTCCGGAATGACCAACTGAATATCACGCATGCCCTCCGGCAAGTCGGGGGGCGTTTCTTTTTTTACTTCTATATTCATCGGTACGCGGCCAAGGATGTAATCGGTGGAGACGTTGAAGAAGTCGGCGATTTTGCAAAGTGTGCTAAAGTCAGGTTCTCGCTCGTTGCGTTCCCAGCTTCCATATGTACGGCCTACAACGTTCAGTTTTGCAGCCATTTCTTCCTGGGATAGCCCTTTTTCTTTTCTGAGCTTTTTAAGATTCTCAGCAAACACAGGAAATCACCCCTCCTACATAGTACCACAATCTGTGTAATAAAAAAATACAAAAAAACTGTAAATAAACTATTGACATACCGACACAGATAGTGTAATATATGGGCGAACAACACAGAGAGTGTAAATTCAGAGAAGAAAGGAGCGCAGTTGTGACTATTCAGCAGCTTGACAATAAGTATTCGTTCGACCGGACGAAGGTAGCAACTGCTTCTAAAAAGAGTTACTACACAGTGGTTAATTTTTTCAAAGGAGCATCTACAACTGTCAGCACCGCCGCCGCGATCATCAACGTACTGCCGATCACGGCGCTTGAGCGGGCAGAGCTGATTGCGACGATGTTCCAACCAGACGGGAAGGAGGGGTAAGGATGAATGATTACAAGCGCTATTGGGACTTGGACGACGAGTACGTCAGGAGGAAGCTTGCGCTGCTGGAAGAGGACATGAAGGCGTACAGGGAGACCGAGTACACGGACGAAGAGCAGAAGCGAAACGACCTTCAGGACATTCTGGACTCGATGTACAGCCTGTACAGGTTTGCCGGGAGGTAAGAATCGGGGCGGGCGCTGAGCAGTTATTTTATCTTGTTAACAGCGTTGTAGTTGGTTTTCAGTTCAAGCATGTTCTCGTTGATGGAACGAGCGTTCTGGCCTAACAGGAAAATGGCGCAGCCGCTTGACGGATACTTGCTTGTAGACGGCACGAAAAACGCGCAACCTTCGCGCTTGCAGGGCGTGAAGCTGCACAACGGACAGCCTTTGGATTTGACTTCTGACATGGGCTCCTTTCCGCGCCCGCCCCAGACCATTCTACAGCAGGAAGACGGGAAGAGCAATAGATGAGAAAAGGGCGGAGAAGCCCGACGAAAGGAAAGGAAGGGCGGGAAGCAATGAAACGACCTAAGAAATACAGCGACATGGACGGGCTGCAGAAGCTGGACTACATTCTCCTGATCGTGCAGCTTGCGGCCTTCGCATTGGGCGTATTCGGCGTAGTGGGCGGATTGCTCAGCGGCGAGATAACGATTCCTCAATGGTTAATTGACCCTTGAGCGTGCAGCCGTTGCACTGGAAGGCTTTCAGCTTCACATATTGGCGGGCGAACTCGTCCGCATCGTGATAGCCGTTTGAATCGCGGGTCAGCTGCAAGGCGGCATCCCATACGCGGTCTTTGCGCCTGTACTCCAGCACGGCAAGGGCGGTGCGAATGATCGCAACGGCGCTGCCAACGATTACGCTGACGGCGATGCAAATCTGATACATCGTAATTCATCCTTTCTGGGAGGGCAAGCAATGAAGCTATTGAAAAAGAGCGGAAAGCGCTTTGAACGCGAGGTTCGCAAGCTTTACGAGATCGAGAAAGTGCTCGATCAGGAGGGTCAGAGCGACGGAGAACGCAGCTACAAGGTATTCGTGGCGACGATCCTGCTTTTTATCGACGACAGCCTGCGCTATATCTGCACGGCGCTGAGCATCCTGGCTGGCCTTGTAATCGGCAAGATCCTTTCTGGCCTGCTCTAACTCGCTGCGTACAGCGGCAATATCCTGCGCGGATGCGGCGGTGTGGCTGGCAATCTGTTGGTGCTGATCGGCAAGCATGTTACCGAACTCATACATACAAAACACCCCTTTCCCGGCCATTATAGCACGCCGGACGGGGATAGAAAAGAGGATACCATGAACGAGGACGCTTACTACGACCGCCTGCTGCGGGAGTACGACCGGGATGTGTGGGCTGACCTGGAGCGCGAGGCCGAGGAGCGGCTGGCTGCGGGGGACATCGCCTGCGACCGATGGAGGGACGACGGATGCTGATCGTAATCATCATCGCGGCCATTGCTCTGACGGCACTCACCGCCTCGCTTACCGGCGGCGCGGGAAGCTGCACCGACTATTACAGCGCGTACTACCGCAGCATGGCGCGGCTGACGGATAAAAAGTAATCAAAAACAAGGAGGGAAATAACAATGTGCCAACTCAAATCCTGCCTGGTGCTCAAGGATCGCGTGTACTGCCCGGATTACGACAGCCACCAGGACATGCTGGACAAGCTGGGGGTCAAGGACGACTTCCTGGGCGCCAGCAAAACCTTTGTGCGGGTGGAGCTTACGCCGCCGGACGACGTGAAATCGCTGATGGAGCCGCTGGACAGGTGGACGCTCAATGTGGATCAGGACGTAACGCCCGAGTGGTGGGATGAAAAGGCCGACAGGCATCGCGTGGAGGAAGCCGTTGAAGCCTGGCGCAGGGAGCACGTTTTCGCGGAGGGCGAGCACAGTATCAGCACCGGAATTGTCTATGCTTTGAGCAGCGCCACGGTGACAGCCCACGACAGCGCCACGGTGAAAGCCTGCGGCAACGCCACGGTGGAAGCCTACGGCAGCGCCACGGTGGAAGCCTACGACAGCGCCACGGTGACAGCCTACGGCAGCGCCACGGTGGAAGCCTACGACAGCGCCATGGTGAAAGCCTACGGCAGCGCCACGGTGACAGCCTACGGCAGCGCCACGGTGACAGCCTACGGCAGCGCCACGGTGACAGCCTGCGACAGCGCCATGGTGGTTTATCCCTATAAAAATAAGATCGTCTATCCCGCCGGATGGACGGCGGAAACGCACGATTAACAATAATCACAACCGGCTGCGGCACGAAACGCCGCTGGCACACGGAAAGACGGTCGCGCGATGGGAGCGAGACACCCACGGACAGCCGGGAGAGACCGGCAGCACGGGGCGGCTAAGTAGGGTGTGTGTTCAAGCGCTCACACCGCAGGTGCGAATCCTGCCCGCCCCACCACCCGGCATGTTGGGTACTTGCATGCTGGGCACCTCCTTACTCCGCTATAAGCGGGTGCCGCATGGGTTTTTCACATCCCCCATGGGCGGCGGGCAGCGCTGGTCAGCGGCGTCAATGCCCGCCTGAAACGCCGGGGTAGTTTAACGGCAAAAACATCGGTGTATCAAGCCGATAGCGCGGGTTCGATTCCAGCCCCCGGCTCCATCATTTCAGGCGAAAGGATGATTTGCAATGACGTATCCCCCCATGACGCTGGACGAGCTGCGGGCATGGCCCAAGGCCACCGTATCCCCCACCCAGGCAAGCGGATTGCTAAACTGCGACCCGTACAGCCTCAACGTTTCCGCCAAGGCTGGGCGGCTGGCCATCCGGCACATCTTCTCTGGCCGCAACCTGCGCATCAGCAAGACGGACCTGCTGGCCTTTTGCACCGGCAGCACGGAGGGGGCGTGGCGGGTATGCAAATGAGCCAGGTGCCCTGCAAGCGCGACTGCCCCAACCGGGCGATTGGCTGCCACGGCAGGTGCGAGGCTTACGGCAGCTTCCGGGCGGCGCAGGAAGAACGCTACCGCCAGAACGAGATCAACGCCAGCGCGAGCTATGTGTATGTCAACGTGCTGCAGGCCCAGCGCAAGAGGCTGATGGACAAAAAAAGCAAGGGCCGCTGACGGTTGCCCCCGCCAACAGCCCCCCACGAAAGGAAGATTTGCAAATGCAGTATACCACAAAAAAGC